ACACCACACCCACAATGTTTTAGTGGGCATGATGACTTGAAGACAGATGAGAGTTTTCCCATCGAAGCATATCGTGCATTTTATAGGGTTGACAAACTTAGATTTGCAAGGTATAAGTATACACAGAAACCACAATGGCTAGAAGGAGAAGTAGCATGAAAGTAAAACAGTTAATCAAAATCGCAGAGGCAATAACAGGTAAACTACCTGCAGATATGTATGAGTTAGATGAAGTAGAACATAAATCTTACCATAGAGATGAACCCATAAAAATCGCTGACATGGATGTTGTGTATTTAGTCAGAGCATTTAGGCATCAAGAACGTATGTTGAACAGGCAAATAGGTGTTACAGATACGGCACTCAAGATAGCTAAGGAACGTGATATGTGGAAAGAGAAAGCTATGAACATGGTAGAGAAACAATCATTCAACAAAGTCAAAGAAGCCTTAGCTGAAGTGAATAGACAACCTACTGTAAAGGCTGAAGCATATGACATAGCATGGAAAGAAGTAGATAGGTCTAATGCAAGGGCAAATATGTGGAAGAAAGAGTATGAGAAGGCAACACACAAGAAAGGTTGTAACTATGTATTCAGCGAGATACCTAACGACACAGAAGGTCAAGAGTTTGTTGACAGTATGAAGAAGTATCTTAATAAAGAATCATACAAGATGCGAGTACGTGGACAACACATCAAGGAAGAACTCAAGGGTACAGGTGCTACCTATTGGGGTCAAGGCTTAAATGAATCATCACACATGAGAGTTTATGTGGATGTTAAATAAGTTATTGTTTATAAAGGAGAAATTATATGCCTATATATGATAAAAATGGAGACATAGAACATTGGTGTTGGTATGATATCTTTTGGGATGATGAAAAGAAAAGACTTGAGAATCCTAAAAATTGGCTAAGAAATTTATATGAGATGGCAGATGAATGGGATTTACCTTGGTTTATTATGGGTAAAGTATATTGGTTACACGACTACATGCAATGGAGACGTAGCCCTAGGGGTGTGACTTCAACTCATATAAAACCATATAAGAAAAAATATATACTTAGAAGTGAGTTTGATGTTGAAGACTTTAGACCTGATGGTATAGGAGATGTCATGTATACTGACTATGACTATAGGGAGTTTCATTCGTTAGAAAATATGCTACGATTTCTAAAAAATAATATTACTTATGAAAATAAAATGAAACCTAAGCTAGATACAGTAGAAGAATTTTGCCAAGAGTTTAGCTTTGAAGTTTATGAAAGGTTATATTAATGAAATTATCTAATCTAGTAGACGAGTATTATTTATCTAGTGATTTCAATATGTTAGCAGATAAAACTAAAGCAGACTATCAATACTTTTTAGGTGTCATGCTTGATACATCTGTCGATGGTAAGAAATTGTCAAGCACAAAATTACCAAAGATGTCAGGTGCTAAAGCTAGACGAGCATATGAAGTGTGGCTAAAACGTGGCATTTCTATGGCTAATCACATTTGCTCTGTAGCAAGGAAACTATTTTCATTTGCTATGGAGATGGGGTATGCTGAGGCAAACCCTTTTGCTACATTCAGAAGAAAAGCTACCCATGTTAGGAAAGTTGTATGGACAAAAGAACAGGTTTGTCAATTTCTTGACTATTCTTATAGCGAATTTAGGTACAGAAACATAGGATTGATTGTACAAATGGCATATGAATGGTGTCAGAGAGTTGGAGATATGAGAATGTTAGAATTTTCTAGCATAGATTTTGATAAAAGTGTGCTAAATTTGCAACAGTCCAAGAGAAGAAGCGTAGTTCACCTACCGATTTCACTTGACTTATTAGAAATGCTTAAACAACAGAAAGAAGATTATGGTTTTCAGTCTTATGTCGCACCTTACCCAACAGCGATGAGAGGAGCATACGAGCCATATTCTCTTCATAGGCTATCAAAGGTAGCAAGAAGAGTAATGAAGCTCTGTGGACTGCCTGATGAGCTAAGAATAGCCGATTTAAGACGAACAGGAACTACTGAGATGGTCGAAGCAGGTGTATCTATGGGTCAAATTATGTCAGTTACAGGTCATGCTAACCCCAATAGTGTGAAACCTTACATGAAAAATACTTATGCCTCTGCAGAAAATGCATTGACAACTCGAAAAAAGTATGCTATAAGCACAGGGTAAGTGCCGAACAAAAGAATACTATATAACATATAAGTGAGATACATAATGAATATATATAACTTTGTAAATGATTTACAACTAAGTGTAGGAGAAAGTAAAAGACTTACTTGTCCTAACTGTAATGGTTATAAAACTTTTACGGCTACCAATAACATGGGTAGACTGTTATGGAATTGTTATAAATCTACTTGTAAAATTTCAGGCTCAAAACGTGTGCATCTATCTGTAGATGATATACGTGATGCAATTACAGGTGATGTTCTAGATTTTGATAGAGAAGAATTTGTAATGCCTGAATATGTGGTGTCACATAACTACAGAAAGGAAGTGATGGACTTCTGTGAACTGTGGGATTTGGATTGTGACAAATTGAATCTACACTACGATGTCAAGGACAAGCGAGTTGTATTTCCTGTCGAGCATGACGATTACATTGTTGATGCAGTTGGTAGGTCAGTAACGAAGTTATTACCTAAATGGAAAAGATATGGAAAAAGTAGCTTGCCTTTTGTTCATGGATGTGGTAGGGTAGCAGTTGTTGTTGAGGATTGTGTTAGTGCTTCTGTGGTAGGTAATGGTGTACAAGTTGGGGTAGCTGTGTTGGGTACATCCTTGGCAGAATCCCACAAGAAGTATCTCTCACGATTCTCAACAGCGATTATAGCACTTGACCCTGATGCCTTACCTAAGACATTAGCATTTGCAAAAGAATTGAGAGGATATGTGAACGAAATAAAAATAATTAGATTGACAGATGACTTAAAATATCGTAATGAATCTGACATGGAGAAACTATTAACCCTAACCCCAAAGGAGTAACAACATGGAACTATCGTTAATAAGAAGTCTTATGGATAAAACATTTTACGATGACCACAGAGGAGCAAAGTGTCCTGACAGGTTATTCAGTAAAGATGTTCGTAAGATTAAACAGTCTCTTGACAAAGCTATGCATACATACGAGAGAACTGTAACACCTGATGAGATTGAGGCATTGTTCATGTCTAACAATCCATCTATGACTACTGCACAGAAGCAAGCATACTCTGCTCTGTTTGCTAACATCAAGAAGGAGCAACCACTTGGAACAGACATTGCACAAGAAGTATTATCTAAATTGTTTCAGCAAGTTGTTGGAGAGGACATTGCTAATCTTGGCTTTGACTATGTTAATGGTGCTAAATCCTCTCTTGAACCCCTTAGAAATCTTCTTGAGATGTATGGGGATGATTTTACACCTAACCTTAACATAGAATGGGATGACATTACTATTGAGACACTTCTAGCTAAGAATGATTTAGAAGCTAGATGGACATTCAATATACCTAGTCTTACACGTAAGGTAGATGGTATCAACGCAGGTCACTTGATTGAGATAGGTGCTAGACCCAATACAGGTAAGACATCATTTCATGCATCATTGATTGCAAGTCCAGGTGGTTTTGCACATCAAGGTGCTAAGTGTGTTATCCTATGTAATGAAGAAGGTTATCATAGGGTAGGTGCAAGATACTTGACGGCTGCCACAGGCATGACTGTTCACGATGTCAAGAAGAATCCTAGTGAAGCACAGTCACGATACAAGCCTGTGTTTGATAACATTAAGATACGTGATGCATCTGATAGAGATATGGCATGGGTCGAGAGTGTGTGTAAGGCATATCAACCTGACATACTCGTGCTAGACATGGGAGATAAGTTTGCAAGAACAGGTGGGTTTGCTAGACAAGATGAAGCACTTAAGGCTAATGCAATACATGCTCGACAGATAGCCAAATCATACAACTGTGCAGTTCTTTATATGTCACAGTTATCTGCTGAAGCTGAAGGCAAGATTGTACTGAACCAATCTATGATGGAAGGCTCACGTACAGGTAAAGCTGCTGAAGCTGACTTGATGATACTCATAGCAAAGAACCCACAAGTAGAAGGACAAGACGAAGAAGATATACAAAGACATCTTAATGTAGTTAAGAATAAGTTATCAGGTTGGCATGGCTCAGTCCATTGTGAACTTGACTATAGGACAGCGAGGTATACAGCATGAAGCTGACGTTAGACGTAGAGAATACTGTCACACACAGGGGTGGCAAGCTACATCTAGACCCATTCGAGGAGAACAACAAACTCGTTATGGTTGGATGCTTGACTGATACAGGTAAAGAGTATTTGTTTAGAGATGACTTCACAGGTGTGCAGGAATTACTAGACGAAGCTACAATCTTGATTGGTCATAACATTGTTCACGACTTACTATGGTTGTGGGAATGTGGATTCAAATATGATGGTCCTGTCTTTGACACAATGTTGGGTGAGTACATCTTACAACGTGGACAGAAAGAACCATTATCATTGGAAGCATGTGCAATAAGACACGACTTGGATACAAAGAAACAAGATACAATGAAAGAGTATTTCAAGAACAATGTATCTGTCGATGAGATTCCACCACAGGAATTATCAGATTATCTGTCTGCTGATTTGAAAGCTACTCAGCAATTGAGTGACTCTATCTACAGAAGACTCAATACAGTAGACAACTCTAGTCTCATGGAGACTGTGATATTTACCAACCAAGTAGCTACAACCCTTGCTAAGATATATCAGCGTGGGTTTACTGTTGACATAAATGCTCTAGATGCAGTGCGTGTAGAGTTTGAACAAGAGAAACAAGATATAGAAAGGAGACTAAACAAACAAGTAAAAGAACTCATGGGTGACACACCCATAAACTTAAACAGTCCTGAACAAATGTCTTGGGTTATCTATAGTAGAAAACCTGTTGACAAATCTTTGTGGGCAAATGACTTTACACCATATATGGATGTGACAGACTACAGGAAGATGGTAGCTAGTAAGTCTAATATTGTTTACAAAACAAAAGCAGAACAATGTACTGAATGCTCAGGAGCAGGACACATTAGAAAGGTAAGGAAAGATGGAACACCTTTTGCTAGACCTACCAAATGTAGTGCTTGTGACTCTAGTGGCTACCTATTTGTGCCTGACAAGCATGTGGTAGGTGGACTCAAGTTTAATGCACCTAATGCTAAGTGGGTTAGTGCCAATGGTTTTAGTGTCAACAAGACTAATCTAGGTACATTATATACAATGGCTAAACATAAGAATATGACTAATGCTATGAACTTCTTGTCAGACTTACAGAGACTATCAGCATTAGATACTTAT